CCTTCGCTTCTACCCTGTCAAATAGAAAGGAGTTGTGGGGGTACTCCCCTACCCTACCCTAGCTAGGGAATTCCCTCACCTGAAAAGGGTTATCTACTTTGTTGTTATTCTACCTAGTCCGATGTAGTTCCAAACCCTACCCTAGAGCCTACCCTAGAGCCTACCCTAGACATAGGGTTAAAGAATAAGAATAAGAATATATATATTATGTATTTAATTTTTTTTTTATATTTTTGGAATTGTGAAAAGAATCCCAACTGAAATAAAAAAGCAAAGAGGTACTCTTAGAAATGATAGGCAAAATCCTAACGAGCCTATACTTGATCCTGTCAAACCACCTATACCAACTTGGTTGTCAAAAGATGGTCAGAAGGCTTTTGTGGAATTGAGTAATCTTCTTTTTGATATGAAGGTCTTAACTGAAGCTGACTCACTATCACTAACTTTGCTTTGTGATTCTTATAGTGAATATAAAAAAGCTAAAGAAGTTGTTAATGAATTAGGGACAACGATGGAAGTTGTTTCAAGGGAAGGTAATTCAAAGTCTGTTATAAGACCAGAAGTACAAATAGCAAATCAATCTTTTGTTAGAGTTTTTCAATTATTAAAAGAATTTGGTTTAACTCCTTCAAGTAGAGCAAAGGTAAATGCAATAGAAAAACAAGCAAATAGTCCTGATGTAAAAATAGAAAACTTCTTTAACTCTAGTGAATAATCTAAAACACATAAAAAAAAGAAAATACTTTTTTGATGAAAAGGCTGCTAATAGAGCTTGTGATTTTATTGAAACATTTTGTAGGCACACTAAAGGCAAGTTGGCTGGAGAGAAATTTGTTTTAGAAGATTGGCAAAGAGAAATAATAGAATCAATCTTTGGTTGGAAATCTAAAGAAACTAAACTCAGAAAGTTTCGACAATGTTTTATCTTCTTACCAAGAAAGAATGGTAAGACAACATTGATGGTTGGTATAGCACTCTATATGCTTTTCTCTGATGGAGAGAAAGGTGCCGAGATTGTAAGTGCAGCTGCCGATAAAGAACAAGCAAGACTTAGTTTTAGTATTGCTAAAAATATGGTTTTACAAGAACCTAATCTTATAAAACGAGCAGGTACATTTAGGGATTCAATTACATACGATAAAGTAGGTTCTTACTACAAAGTTATTTCTGCTGATGCTGATACAAAGCACGGTTTAAATTTATCTTGTTGTTTGCTTGATGAGGTACATTCACATAAGAATCGTGACCTATACGATGTGTTACTTACAAGTATGGGTGCTAGATTACAACCACTTATGCTTCTAATAACAACAGCTGGATCAGGTAATCATAAACACCACATATCAAAAGAGTTATATGATTATTCTAAAAAACTAATTAAAGGTACAATCAAAGACGAGTCATTTTTAGCTATCATTTATGAAGCAGATAAAGATGATGATCCACACGCTGAAGAAACTTGGCAAAAGGCTAATCCTGGTTATGGTAAGATTATAACTAAGGAGTATATGAAACAACAATCTACTAGAGCAAAAAATGAGCCTTCATATCTTCCGACCTTTTTGCGACTTCATTTGAATCAATGGGTTACAAGTGATATTAGTTGGGTGACTGATTCTCAATGGATGGCCTGCGATGGTGAAGTTGATAAAGAATCTCTTAGAGGTAAGCCTTGTTATGCAGGCCTTGATTTAGCTTCTACTAGAGATGTTACTTGTTTAGCTTTACTTTTCCCTGATGATGAAGGTGGTTATGATATAATTAATCACAACTTCATTCCAGAAGAAAATGCTAAAAGAAGGTCTGAAAGAGATAAAGTAAATTATGATAAGTGGCAAAGAGAAGGGTACATTACTTACACACCGGGTGATGTTTGTGATTACAATTACATAAAACAAAAAATTAGAGATCTAAGTGAGATGTATGATATTCGTATCATAGCTTATGATAGGTGGAACGCTTCTCAAATAGTTATAGACCTTATGGAAGAAGGATGCCCTATGATACCTGTGGGACAAGGATTCAGAACAATGTCACCAGCTACTAAAGAATTTGAAACATTAATACTTAGTGGTAAACTTAGGCATAGTGGCGATCCTGTGTTAAGGTGGATGATGAGTAATGTAGTTTTGACTTACGATCCCGCCGCAAATGTTAAGCCCAATAAGGCAAAAAGCCAAGACAAGATTGATGGTATAGTGGCTTGTTTAAATGCCTTATCAGAAGCTATGGAAAATAAAAATAAAGGTGGTTCAACTTACGATGATAAAGAAATATTTTTCATCTAAAGAGTCACTAATTGCTAGTGAATATGACAATATTAAAGATATTGCTTTCAATATTCTTAGATCAAACAACGATTTACATTTTTTAGATGACTTAGTACAAGATGTTTGTGTTATTTTACTTACACAAAACAAAGAGTCAATAATGACAATTCACGAGCAAGGTCATTTTAACTTTTATGTAGCTCGTATCTTAGCAAATCAAGTTTTATCTTCTACATCACCTTTTCACAAGAAATATAGGCTTAAATTACCTAAAATAGACCTTACTGAGGAAGATTATAACAACACAGCAGACAAATTTTGGTACGATGTGCATCATTTATTAAGTGATAAACATCGTCTTATTGTTAATTTAAGGTATGTTTATTGCCTAAAAGCAGAGCAAATAGGCACTATTTTGGCTGTTTCTAAAAGGCAAATCTATAAGGATTTAAAAAAAATTCACAATATTTTAGAAAAAAACAACAAAATTTAGTACACAAAACACCTTTTTTTATATATATATATGGATAAAGTATATAAAAATATAAGGGATTTGGCATCATTTTTAGATTTATTTAGACGAAAAACAAAAGAACCTTCCCAAGAAGAAAGGTTTTACAATACAGGATTACATCCTAATCAATATACAAGTTTTACTCAAAGTGCAAGTGGTCAAGTTGTATCAAAAGATACTGCTTTGACAATTTCATCAGTTTGGTCTTGTGTTCGAGTAATATCTGAAACAATAGCTTCTCTACCAATCTCGTTATACGAAAAAGACACCAATGATAAAAGAGTTACACTTTTAAATAATCCACTTCATACTTTAATTAGTGAGCAACCATCTTCTTTGTATGATTCTTTTAGTTTCTTTGAAAGAATATTAGTTGATTTATGTTTAGATGGTAATTTCTATGCTTACATTGAAAGAAACTCTGGTGGCTTACCTACACAAATTATCCCTATCCAATGCAATGATGTAGATGTATATGTATCACCTGATGGTAGAGAAGTTTATTATGAGATAGATCAAAATGAGATTATACCTTATCCTGTGACAGGTAAAGTAAACTCAATTAATATGCTACACATCAAGGGTATATCTACTGATGGTGTTATTGGTAAATCACCAATAGAGAGTGCAGCTGAGTCTTTAGGAATATCTTTATCTATTGAAAAATATGCAGGATCTTTTTATAAAAATTCTGCTACTGTTGGTGGGATTTTATCACATCCTGGTACATTAAAACCAGAAACAGCAAAGCGATTGAGAGCTAGTTGGAATCAAACTTATAGTGGTTCTATAAATGCTGGTAAGACTGCAATACTTGAAGAAGGTATGCAATTTATTCCACGAAGTATTCCAAACAACCAAGCACAGTTTCTTGAAACTAGACAATATCAAGTAAGTGATATAGCTAGAATATTCAGAGTGCCAAATCATATGATTAATGATTTGAGTAAAATTAGTTATAGTTCAATAGAAGCACAACAAATAGATTTCGTTGTTCACACTATAACCCCCTGGATTAAGAGAATCGAAACTGCACTAAATCAAAAATTAGTACCTGTAAAACAAAAAGGTAAACAATATTTTAAATTTAACTTGACTGCTTTGTTAAGAGGTGACTCTAAGACTAGAGCAGATTATTATAGAACATTAGTAAATATTGGTGTGCTATCTCCTGATGAGGTAAGACAATTTGAGGACTTTAATTCTATGGGTGGTGCTAGTGAAAGCGTTTATATGCAAAGCAATATGATGCCTTTAGATGATTTAGGTACTGCAACTACTAGATCAGATTTATAATATGGCTTTAAAAGACATAGATAGAACACCAACATCTGGTATGGTTGCAGAAGCCAAGAAAGGTTTAGAGTGGCGAAAAGAGTTTGGTAGAGGTGGAACAGCAGTCGGTGTAGCAAGAGCAAGAGATATAATAAATGGTGACCTTAGTTTATCATCTATAAAAAGAATGTTTTCTTTTCATTCAAGACATCAAGTAGATAAAAAAGCTGAAGGTTATAGACAAGGTGAAGAAGGCTACCCAAGTGCAGGTAGGATAGCCATCGCTTTATGGGGTGGTGATGCAGGTTTTAGTTGGTCAAAGAAAAAAGTTGCACAAATAAAAAAAGAAGAAGAAAATAGAATGAAAGTAGGTACAATGATAACTGATGGTATAGAATTACCATTGTACGATTCTAAAGAAGAAGCTGAAGCACAAGCAAAAAAGCTAGGTGGTGTTGGTTCACACGAACACACTATGGATG